AAACATGCCTGTAGGACGTAAGCGCCTGCCTGAGGATCGTCTTTCTGTGCACGATAAACAGCACCTTGCCGGTCGGCGCGAGAGCATCCCGCACGCCAAAAGCGGAAGCATAAGTTTTGCCGGTACCCGATAATGTCAAGTAGGTGACATACACTTTTTCAAAATTCTTTTCCCGTAAAACAAGGCTTTCCGTTCCATCACCCGCAAAATAAGTATGGAGCGTGTCCTACAAGTGCTATAAAATCAGCAATCTGGCGTTATATAAGTGCGTGTATGCTTCACTCTCCCCTCTTCACATAATGCAGCTCAATATCATACCCCAGCGCCTCCATCATCTTGACGAAAGTATTATTGACCACGCTCTCATTCTTCTTGATCACGCGGTTCACATAGGTCTTGGTAGTGTCGATCTCTTCCGCCAGCTTCGCCTGCGTCTTCCCCTGCTCTATGCACTTTACTTTCACGTCCACTTCGATATTGTTTCTGACCATTCTCCGACTCCTGACCGAACCACTTATTATCTTATTTGTACAATTTATAGCATATCATTTTTCTCAGAATTTTCAAGCAAATCGCCAAATGGACGAAAAAATAAGGCCTGCCATCTCTGACAAGCCTCAAATCTTTACTTCCACTCGATCTTTACTTCATCCCCCGGATGAACTTCTATGCTCTCCACATATTCATCCAGAAGCTCCCTGGTCAACTTCGTCACCGCAAAGTTTTCATGTACCTTCTTCCGGTTCAGTTCCCTGACCTTCTGCTCCGCCTCAGCCAGCTGCTCCAATAGCCCCTCATGCTTCTTCCGGAGTTTTTCAATCTCATCGACAGGTGCGTCATAGCTGTTCTTCTTTCCCAGAGCATATGCCTCAAACTCAGCCATCCGTTTATTCTTTGCCTTCTCGATCGCATTCTCCGCAGACTGGCATTTCTTCTTCAAAGCTTCCACATCCGCCGCAGCTGCGTCCTTTTCTTCCTGCAGAAGCTTATCTGACTCTCCCAGTTCCATGATATGCTGCTGAAGCTGAAACAGGATGATCTCTTCCAGATAATAATCATCAATCCGTTTCACACAACCTTCCCTGTTATAAACGTTCAGCCCGGCACACCAGTAATAATGATGGCCGGTAGTGCTGTGCCGGAGATTCCTTCCGCAGCATCCGCATCTCACTCTGCTGACAAGCACATGCCTGTCCTCCTGCTTATTGGGAAGTCTCTTTTTTCCAAGCCTGGACTGCACTTTATTAAAGGTCTCCCTGTCGATAATCGGCTCATGATTGTTCTCGGCGATGATCCAATTCTCCGGATCCGTCACCCGCTTACAGGCTTTTATCTTTTTGCACTCATAGACGCCCTGCACCAGATCTCCGACATACGCCCTGTTCTTCAGCATACGGAGTATCCCGCAGTTCTGCCAGACATAGGTACCGCCTTTTGGCGAAGCCTTCCTGATCCCCTTCTCATCCCAGACCTGCGAAGGCGTTTTCACTCCTTCTTCGTTGAAGATCCTCGCGATCTCTACTGTGGACATCCCGTCTGCGTACATCTGGAATAATCGCCGCACGACAACAGCTTCATCCTCAGCGATCACAAACTTATGCCGGTCTTCCGGATCCTTGGCGTATCCGAAGGGAGGCACGGAGCCAACGAACTTTCCTTGCTCTTTTACTGCCCGCACGGAAGCCTTTATCTTCACGGATAGATCCTTGCTGTACAGATCGTAGAGCAGGTTCTTGAAGTTCACGTCAATATCCGCCACGCTGCCACCGTACTTGTCGCTGTCATATTTGTCGTTGATGGAAATGAACCGCACACCCATGAACGGAAATATCTGCTCCAGATAGGATCCCAGTTCGATATAATCCCTGGCAAAGCGTGAGAAGTCCTTCACGATGATGCAGTTGATCTCCGCGTTCTTCACGCCGTCGAGAAGAGCCTGTATCCCCGGACGGTCAAAGTTCGTGCCGGAATACCCGTCATCCGCGAACTCCACAACCTTATCCTGCGGAAAATGCTCCCGGACATAGTCCCGGAGCAAAAGCCTCTGCATCGTTATACTGTTGCTTTCCTCATGAGAGAACTCATCTTCCTTGGAAAGCCTCATATAGATCGCGATATTCATGATCTGTCACCGCCCTTCAAGGCATCCAGTTCCTTCGCGGAATAGGCGAAATGGATCACAACTCTTTTTCCTTTGAACACCTCAATCTTATCGATCAAGATGTGAAGCACCTCCGCTGTCAGCGGCGTCCCCTTCTTACACTTCACCAGAGTCCGCAGATAGTGGTTCCTTTTCTCCGTGCTGATGTCTATCCCTGCAAACCTTCTGTCCAGCGTTTTCTGCCTGTCCTGCAGCCTGCGGATTTCCCTCTTCCTGTTGTCCGCCGCGTCCATCATCGCCTGCTCCGTGATCTCCCCGGCACGGTAGCGGATGTATTCCTCACTGCCGTCCTTCTTCAGCTTCTCAATTTTAAGAGAGATATCTTCGATCTCTTTCGCAAGCTTTTTCTTTTCGTTCTCCGCCTGCTTTCTGCTCGCATCCACCAGATCCTTCTGCTTCAGCGAAGATAATGAGAACTCCCTGTCCAGTGCTTCCTCGACCAGCCTGTTCAGCACGATCAGCGATATTCTGTCATTATCGCACTTCCTGTCATCAATGGTCTCTTTATTGACGCACCGGTACTGATAATTCCTTGCTTTTCCACCGGAACGAACGCTCAGTCCCACTTCCCTGGTGAACCTGTCTCCGCACAATCCGCAGTAGATCAGATCCTTATAGATATCCTCTTCCAACGGAAGGTTCCTGGATGAACCGGATGAGAACTTATGTGATCTGGCTTCAAACTGCCTCGCCACTTCCTGGAATACCTCTTCGGATATGATCGGCTCATGATTGTTCTCCCGAACCTTCAGCTCCCCTGTCAGAACCTTCGTGCTCGTTCTTCCGGAAACACGCTCCCCGTCCTTCTGCTCACAGATCAGCCATCCGATATAGGCGCAGTTGTTCAGGATCTGGTTCAACGTAGCCTTATGCCAGTTGTGCAGTTCCTCGCCATCCTTCTGATGTACATGACCATACTTCCGGTAATCGCTCGGTCTGTGGATCTTCTCCGCGTAAAGCCACTCGATCATGTCCTGATAGCCTTCGCCGCGAAGGAACCGTTCAAACAGTTCCCTGACGATCGCGGCAGCCTCTTCATTGATGATCAGCACCCTGCGGTTCCCTTCCTTCACAACATCATACCCGTATACCGGATGACAGCCTGAGAAGCTTCCCCTCTCAAACTGCTTCACCCTGGAACTTCTGATCTTGACAGCGATGTCTTTCGCGTACAGTTCATTCACAAGGTTTTTCAGCTGCACCGCCAGGGTCTCCGGATCTCCGTCCATGTTGTCAAAGTTGTCGTTGACGGCGATAAACCTCACGCCCAGGAACGGAAAAATCTTGCTCAGATAATTCCCCATTTCCAAATGGTTCCTTCCGAATCTCGAAAGATCTTTCACTACAATACAGTCCACCTTCCGCATCCGGACATCCGCCATCAGCCGGTCGAAATCATCCCTCTGAAAATTCGTTCCGGTCTTTCCCAGATCACTGTAGCAGTCGAATATCTCCATATCCTCATGCTTGCGGACAAACTCCCGGCACAGCTCCAGCTGATTGTCCACGGACTCATTCTTCCGGTCCGTTCCGTCCACGGACAGCCTGGCGTAGATCCCGACCGAATAAATCTTATCTTTCTTCACAGGCACCACTGCCTGTCTCTTCTTAGAAGTTCTTGCCATTTACATCACCTTTCCTTCGGCTTCGCTGTGCTTAAGGAAGTCGCAGAGCATCGCCACCTTAAGAAACTGGTTCTGATGCCGGAGTACGACATGCACCCGCTTATCGTCATACACGTAGATTTTCTCCACCAGATGCACCAGCGTTGTGCGGTTCAGTTCTTCCACCTGCAGGACATCCTTGTACTGTTCCAGCTTCATGCCGGCTTCCAGTCCGTTCTTAAAAAGCCCTTTCAGGTTCTCGATCTGTTTTTCCAGATCGGACTCGATCGCCGCGTTCTTTTCCTCATAGATCGCTGAGAACGTCTTAAAATCCTCTTCAGAAATGATGCCCTTCTTGTAATCCTCATACAGCGCCGCCCTGAGTTTCACATATTTCTCCTGCTCCGCCTTCAGATCGACGATCTCCTTGTCAAAAGCCACGATATCGTCATAGCGCATATCCAGATCCTTCACCCTGGCAAGTGCTTCCATCTGATCAAGGATCGTCTCCACACGGCTCTTGATGCCGTAAAGCACCATCTTATCCAGATCATCCTTAAGGATGCTATGCCTACTGCACTTCTTATTCTTGTTATAGTTGGAGCAGATAAAATACACCCTGGCCTGTCCCTTATACCGATTGACACGCCTTGTCATCTGTTCGCCGCAGTCCCCGCAGAATAGAAGGCCGGAATACAGATGGGAAGTATTCTTCCCTGTAGCGGACCGGCAGTCCGTCTGCAGGAGCTGTTGCACCACTTCAAACAGGTCTTTAGATATGATCGCCTCATGCGCGTCCGGCACTCTCACCCATTCGTCCGCAGGCTTCACCACGGACTTCTTTACCTTATAATTCACGCGTTCCGACTTTCCCTGTACCAGTGTGCCAATATAGGTTTCATCCATCAGGATCCGCCGGATCGACTGTGCAGACCATCTGCTCCGCTTCTTCGTGCGGAACCCGGTTGAAAACTTCTCGCCGTTCGACCTCTTGTACTCCATCGGCGACAGAACGCCCATGCTGTTCAGCCTGTCGGCGATCGCTTCAAAGCTGTATCCGTCCACCTTCCACTCGAAGATGCTCTCCACGATATCGGCGGCGTATTTGTCGATAATCAGATGGTTCTTGTCATCCGGATCCTTCCGGTACCCGTACATGGCGAACGCTCCGATGTACTGGCCACTCTCACGCTTCATCTTCTGCTGGCTTTTTACCTTTACGGAAATATCCCTGCAGTAAGCATCGTTGATAAAGTTCTTCACCGGCAACACCAGTGACTCTTCGTTGAAATCGGCGGTCAGTGAGTCGTAATTGTCATTGATCGCGATGAACCGCACCTCGTGCTCCGGAAAAGTTTTCTGTATCAGCCTGCCGGATCCGATATAGTCCCTGCCAAGTCTCGACAGGTCTTTCACGATCACACAGTCGATCAGACCTGCCTCGATGTCTCCCATCATCCTCTTGAACGCAGGTCTGTCAAAGTTCGCTCCGGACCATCCGTCATCGACATAGAAATCGAAGATCTCCATGTTATCCTGCTTCCGGATAAAGCTCCGGATGATATCCCTCTGCGATGTAATGCTGTTGCTCTCCGCCTTCCCGGCTTCGCCGTCATCCTTGGAAAGCCTGAGGTAGACAGCAACGTTGTAAAAATCTTTCTTCTTCACGTTATCAGCCTCCTTATGATTTTAGCCAGGCATCCGTCCTACGGGACACGACCGCGATCAAAGGGGCTGACCCAATCCTATCGGAACAATAATGCCACGCAGCAGACAGAAAAAACATATACCAAAACTCAGAAGGGGATCCGTGTCATCCTCTTCGCCAACTGAACCATCCTGTCCTCCAGGGTATCCTGCGAAGTCTGAGAAAAGGTGACCATCAGAACATATTCCCCCACATTCTCAGCGTAGGGGTTCTTCGTCTTCTCCAGAAATTCCCTCATACGCTGCACGGCAGGCTTTGATCTGTCCACTTCGATATCTCCGGCGTTGTCCAGATCCTCACGTTTCAGATCCCGGATATCCATATTTTCCAGTCTTTTCAATTCTTCAACACTTATGAGCATTTCACTTCCCGTCCTTTCTGAGAGCTTTCCTCCCATGTCACAGGCAACGAAAACGGGCCGATTTTTACCCTCTGAAGCAAAAAAAAATGGCAGACAGAGATTTTTTATATCCCTGTCTGCCGTATAGGCTTTATTCTTTTATGATCTGAATCAGCACAGTTGAATCAGCTCATTACTTTTTAGCGAAATAAGCGTCTGCCTTCTGTGAATACCGGTAGAGCATTTTCGCCATATCGATGGTCGTCTGCTTCTGCCCCTTGGTGTTCGAGAGCACAGACTCTGCCCAGCTGAGAGCGCTTGCTTTGATCGTAAACGTCTCACCGCTCTTGCTGATCACAATCTCTGACGCGGTGCTCAGCTTGCCGGCCGGAATGGATTTCAGTTCCACACAATAAATGCCACTACCGCAATCCTCCGGTGTCACTGCTTCTCCATCGAGAGTGATTGTATACGCATCCACGTTGTCTGCGAGCTTGAAATAGATCTGCATTGTCGTATCCGACTGCAGGGCAAGACCTGTACCTGCATACTTTGCGATCTTCGATCCCTTGTCCACAACAGTGGCGTATGGTTTGAGATCCTTGGCGGAGATATACAGCAGCTTGTCTGTGATCTTTGCAGTATTCGTCTTGTATCCAGTCATCAACTGAGCATAGCCACAGTAGTTCTGAATGGCGGTTACAAGATCAATGGTCTTCTCACCATACTGCTCATAGTTGGTAAGATAGGAATCTGTAATCTCGCTTACGCTGAAGGTAAAGGAGGACAGATTCTTCTTTCCATAACGGAGAGTGATGGTGTTTCCATTCTTGCCGATCAGCTTCAGGTCGATCTTCTCGTTGATCTGTTTCGCCGGAACATACGTCTGGATCTCATAAATCTCTTTTTTTCCGGAAGTATAGTGTTCCTGATCGGAAAGCTTCAGAACGTTTTCCTTGCCGTCAACATTGACGATCACACTTGGATCCATATCTTCTACAGCTTTATTATCCGTAAATCCCAGAAGCACGTTTGCGCCAATCTTTCCTTTCAGCGAAAGACCTGTACCACAGATCTGACTAGTAATCTTCGCAGCCACCGAAGTTGGTGTTGCTGTTGGTTTCGGCGTGGATGTTGGTATCGGTGTAGCTGTCGGTTTTGGTGTGGATGTCGGTATCGGTGTGGATGTCGGCACTTCCGATTTCAGAAAATGGATAGTAATCTCCTTGCCCAAAAAATCATCGTCTGTTTCGTCCCATCCTTTTTGCATAACCACTCCGTCTCCTCTTTGCTCAAAATGCGGACGATACTTATCTATTTTATTCCATTCTTCTTTTGTGCCATTGTAATATATATCGGTTAATGATGTACCATATGCAAATACCGGATCCTCATATCCTGTACGAGGTTTTAATTTAGCAAATGCATAAAACTGTTCAAGCGAATGTGGTAAATAAATGTTTTTTAGATTTGTACAGTTAGCCCATACACTCGCATATATTTCTTTTATCCCGTTAGGTATACTTATTTCTTTGAGACTACTGCAACCACTAAAAGCACTTTCCCCTATAGATGTCACACTATCTGGAATTGTTATTTCTTTAAGACCGCTGCACTCCGCGAAAGCACTACTTCCTATAGATGTCACACCATCTGGAATTGTTATTTCTTCGAGACCGCTGCACTTCGCGAAAGCACTACTTCCTATAGATGTCACACTATCTGGAATTGTTATTTTTTTTAGACCGTTGCAATTATAAAATGTGCAATACCCAATTGCTGTCCAACTTTCCGGGATTGTTATTTCTTCAAGACCGCTGCAATCAAAAAAAATACTATCTCCTATAGATGCCACACTATCTGGAATGATTATTTCTTTAAGACTGCTGCAACCAGAAAACGCTCCCCACTCAATTGCTGTCACACTATCAGGGATTGTTATTTCTTCGAGACCGCTGCACCGCCAAAAAGCATTACTTCCTATAGATGTAACACTATCCGGGATTGTTATTTTTTTTAGACCGTCACAAGTAGAGAACGTGAAGCTCTTTATTGCTGTCACACTATCTGGAATTGTTATTTCTTCGAGACCGCTACACCTCTCGAAAGCACCAGCACCTATAGATGTCACGCTATTGGGGATAGTTATTTTTTTTAGACCGCTGCACCCCGCGAAAGCACTACCACCTATAGATGTCACGCTATCCGGGATAGTTATTTTTTCTAGACTGCTGCAACCAGAAAAAACGCCATTATCAATTTCTGTCACACTATTTGGGATGATTATTTCTTTTAGACTGTTGCAACAATAAAAAGCATATGCTTCAATAGCTTTTACACTCTTAGGTATTTTTATTGTTTCTATACTGGTACCTTCATCAAAAGCGTTTTTCCCAATAGATTCAACTCCTTCACAGACTTCGATTTCCTTAATATCCTCGCTCTCAAATCCAGGCAACTTATGTAATTTATTATGAATATTTGTGATTAATGTATCTTCTAAGACATTCGTCGTACGGTAACCCTCCATTTCTCCTTTGCCCGAAATGATGAGCTTAAGATTACCATCATCCTTTTTGATGACCTGCCACTTAACATTATCTTCTGAAGTTTTTGAACAATCCCCCGAAAGAATAACTGTCGATATTGGCATTGGAGTCGCAGTAGCTGTTGGATTCTCTAACCTCATAAAATATATAGTGATATTATTATCTTCAATAAACTCATTATAATAGTCAGAGTTTTTATCTATTTTATCCCAGTCTTCTCTTGTTCCATCGTAATATATCTCTTTAAGACTGCTGCAATCATCAAATATATAATTTCCAATAGAACTTACCCCGTTGGAAATGCCTATTTTTTCGAGACCACTGCATTGAAAAAAAGCTCCACCCCCAATGGTAGATACGCTTTCAGGAATGCTTATTTCTTTAAGACTACTGCAACCCTGAAATGCATCAACTTCTATAGAACGTAAACCTTCAGAAAGAATAATTTTTTCAAGGCCGATGCAATCACGAAAGGCATCTATTCCAATGGAGGTTACGTTTTTAGGAATGTTTAATTCTTTAAGACTACTGCAGCCTTCAAATTCGCCGTCTGCAATAGAATTTACACCATCAGGAATGTTTATTTTTTTGAGACTACTGCACCCATAAAATGCAGCCATTCCAATCCTAGATACACTATTAGGTATAATCATTTCCGTGAGATTACTGCAATCCATAAATGCATGCATCGAAATCTCTGTAAGTCCATTTGACAAGTATACTTGCTCAACTTCCTTTGCATCTTGAAAGGCGCTATTTCCAATACTCGTAACACCTTCACAGATTTCGATTTCCCTTATATACTCGTTTTCAAATTCAGGTAACTTATGCAATTCATTATGTATACTGGTAGTTAATGGAATGACCTCCTCGCCGTGCCGAAAATTAGTCATTTTCCCTTTGCCTGAAATGACCAGTTTCAGTTTTCCATTTGCTTTTTGTACTCTCCATTTTACACTGTCTTTGGATGATTGCGAACAATCCCCTGAAAGAATTGGTGCCTGAGTAGGAATCGGTGTCGCTGTTGGAGTTGCCGTAGGAGCAGCAGAACCATCAGTGACATAAAACCATTTACTTAACAGCAAATATTCAGTTCCATTTACTATGGCAGTAATCTTATACTCATAAGATCCTGCAGACAGCTTTGAAAACTTTACATCATAATCTACATTCTTTAAGTCATAAGAAGTAGCATTCGGGTGTACTGATCTCCCTGTTATGCACGATCCATAGTCATCAAATACGTATACATGAATGGTGCTAATCGGATTCCTACAGGATACAATACCACGAACATTAAAAGCGGTCCCTTTTTTCAATTCAGCAGGAGGAACGCTCTGACCCGATAACGATGGTGTACTACTGAGATTCGTACTACTGTAATTCGGTCTTACTATTTCAAGAATACGCCCCGTTGTATAGCTATTGCTATGTGTACCTACGACACCTCCACTTATTGTTGATGTCGACGTATTTCCTCCAATCGAAGAAATGATTCCACCGGAATTACCATACACAATTTCAACATGATCGTGACTAGTGACTGCACCGTCCCAATCATAGAAAACAATATCTCCTGGTCGGGCATTCTGTTTACTTACAACAGATCCACCCGCATTGATTATATTATTACGAAAATAATCACACCTGCCATTTGCAGGCACTGCTCCACTCTGTCCTGCGATTTGCGCACAGTCACTCGCAAAATCTGCGCACCAGGCTTCTGTATAACCAAAATCCGCTTTTCTTCTGCCTTTCTGAGCAAGCGCTACATTCACAATATCTGTGGCGCCATCACCAGTCAGGTTATATCCACCGGCAAAATGATCGGCTCTTGATTGAGTTCCCACTAGATCCTCATCAACGACTTTAGCTGATATATTATTCTCCGCAGCCCCTATTTCATCCATGTTGATGTCTGTATCCGCACAAACACCAACAGGCAAAGAAGATACCGCCAAAGCGACGGTGGTCAGTAATACAAGTAATCGTTTTCTCACATGAATCCCCCTTTTGATGTAATATGTAAAAATGTCAGCAAGTGAAAATACATACACTGAAAGCATGCGAGAATTACAGAAACATGTATATTCAAATTTTTAGAATACTATCTTATTATTTGGTTTTGCGGTCGCTTATGTACGGACTGAAAACCATGTTTGAAAAACTCCAAATCGGACAGAGCGATTCACGATAAACACAAAAAAAAAAAAACGGTCAACAGAGCACTTCATCTCTGCTGACCGCCGTAATTATTTCTTTTCTGTTTTCAATCCATACCAGGCAATTCCTTCATCTTTCCAACCTACTGTTAAAAGATGCTTCTTGCCAAAAACATATTCTGTTTCTTAGGCGCCTTTTTTTACACATAAGCGGATTGGCATCATTCAAACAATCTTGAAAGTAAATAACCACTTACTTTTAATCAAAAAAAAAACTGCGAACATCAGGATTTCTCCCAATGCCCGCAGGCTCGATAACAATTCATTATTCACTTTACACTTGCTGACAGAAATCAAGGCTCAGCCATCCGATCCCGCTCTTCAGCCTTCCCCATCCAGCCGTTGAGCCTTTCCCGTACTTCACTTCCACAATGGTATATACCCCGACCGGGCAGAACTGCACTCTGCTGTAACCTATTCCCGGCCCCTTGCGGATGTTCAGATCAGAAATGCTTACCTTCACCAGAAACGGCACATTATCGGCAGGCTCCGCCGCCTTCGGCTCATACACCACATTTCCGTCAACGTCGAACACTTTATATCCCGGATTCTGATCCGCGCAATTCTTCGCGTTATACAGAATCTTAAAAGCACCCTTCTGCGTCTTGCTGTCAGCCCAGCTCTTACGGACGCGATACCACCGGATCACTTCTCCGCCGCCGGAATTCTCCACATCATACTGTGTCAGGTTCCACTTCTCAATAATGGCGCAAAGCTTCTCCACATAGGTAAGGCTTGTGGCATAGCCGCCGTCATTGATGATCTGCGCAGCCTTTTTATAATCTGCGCATCCCTTCAGACCATCGTATCTCAGTTTCTTTCCGTTCATCGCTCCGAGCAGATAAGCGGAATGGTCAGTGATCGAATCCTCGATGCAGGGATACTTGCGGAAATCTGCCGTGATGATCTCATAGCATCCATCCGTATGCTGTTCCTGCGTCTTCTTCGTGTACTTGCTCTTTCCATCCCAGCTTGACCCGCTCCAAGTGTTCCCGGACAGGCCACATTTCATCCCGAAGACATTGTTGGCATTCTGCGCAAGTTCCGACTTACCATAACCGGATTCCAGGATAAACTGCGCAAGAGAAACCGATGCAAGGATCCCGCTTTTCTTCTGATCAGCTGTAAACAACGCACCGACGTTCCTAATCACGTCCGGCTCTGACAGATTCTTCAGTGCCGATGCCTGTGTACCCTTTGAACTGGAACCGCCATCAGCCGAACCGCCCAATGCCTTCGTCACCTTTTCAGCCAGATCCCCCATCCTTGCGTACATCCAGTTGCCCGGACAGGACTTATTCGCAAACCATCTGTGAACCGTCAGGATCATCTCGCCGCTTTTCGGCGAATAATTCAGCGTCTTATCCTTATCCCCGAACCAGATCAGCTTATTCTTCCCGTTACGCTTGCAGATATCAATGCAGAGTTCAATCAGCCTCTGGTAAACGATATCCCTGAAAGCGTAAGGCTCCGAAGTATCAGAAGCGCACTCGATTGTGACCGCCCTCTGGTCATTCGCTCCGGACGAAGAACACCACGACCTGTTTTTCTCTTCCACATACAACCCGACACGACCATCCTTGTCGATGCCATAATTGCTGGATGCCTGTGTGCTGCTCTTCGCGAACCAGTCTCCCAGACCTTCTGCTGTCACCTGCCCAACCGTGCAATGCGGTGTGATTCTGTCAATCGCCATTGTCCTCTGCCCGGAATGGTTCGGGGAGAGCTTCGTGTATGACACCATTGAACTATTTGTGTATCCCATTACTTCTCACCGTCCTTCTCATCTTCCTTCTCACATCTGTCGTGCAATTGCTCCAGAACCTTCCGGAGTTTCACCGGAACAGGCAGTCCCAGGTATGCCGCGTTCTCTACAAGCGACAAGCCTTCGTTGCTCAGATAGAAGAATATGATCGCCGTCCTGAGGACTCCCGTTTCACCGAAGATCTGCGTATCCAGCAGATGTCCGATGCCTACCAGGGCAAAGATCAATACTTTTCTGCAGATCCCCCTGAAGCCCACGGCGGACGAAAGCTTCTTATCCGCCACCGCACACATGATCCCTGTGACGTAATCCAGCACCACGAATGCCAGAAGCGCGTACAGAAGGCCGTCACTCCCGCCAAGGAAGTATCCAAGCCATCCGCCCACAGCCGCGAAGATTGCCTGTATCACATTCCAAAACTCTTTCATCACAAATTCCTCCATTTCTTTGCAAAAATATAGGGATAGCCGGAGCCGTCCCTTGATAACAGTTATTCAGTTACCCAGAGCCTACGGCGTAACCGTCTGCTCCGTCAGCGTATAGGTGATCTTCATCGTCTTATCCGCGTTCTTGACCACGGCCTGTGACAGATTGCTGATCGTTGCCAGATACGGCGTCAGGATCCATGTATATCTGTACTGGTTAAGATACGCGCCTCCCCAGGCAAAGACATATTCTTTGTACTGGAAGAATGGTGTGGACACATTCCCACACCTTACGCCTGCATAAGTCGCCAGCACATTGTCGCTCACATCGATTTCAAAATCGTAAGCTACGATAATATCATTGATAAGCGCCATACAGCAGTCACAGCTTCCAGTCTCGCCAAGGCACTTCATCGTTGATGTGAACCCAAGCGAAATCAGCGTCACATCCGTGCTGTTGGAAATATTGATCTTGTAAACGCCGGTCTTGTCATAAGACGGCACATACAGATATCCATTTCTCACAACTGCGCTCCTGTTTCCTGACGGATAACTGGATCCTTCCTTGAAGCTTCCCATTGTCATCAGCGTGGCGTTGGAAAGCGTCCAGCTTCCTTCCGTGAACGTGTAGTCGCTCTTTTTGATCTTGATCCAGAGTACCGTCGCGCTGCCGGATGAATTGCCCTGATTGGCGAAGCCGTACCAGTAACCGTCCCCTCCGTCCATGAAGATTCCATACGGCGTATAGCTGCCGAAGAAATGGAAGGTGCTGCACTGCAGAACCGTTGCGTCTTCCAAAACCAGTGTGGAATCATCCAGCTTTTCATTCAGCCCGATATCAAACACCGGAATCCGGTACCTCTTGATTGTCACCGTATTGCTCTCGTAAGACAGCGAATACAGCTTCGCGTTCACGAAATCCACCGTAACCGTCCGGTACAGATCATTGATGAACCCGTCGCCATCATCCAGGCTGACTTTCTTGATCTGCAGAAGTGTACTGTCCACCGCCACGTCGGATCCGTAAGCGTTTGCCCCGCCCTGTTTGGAAGTAAGTCCTACTGCCGCAATTGTGCCGTTGCCCTGTGATGGCGTGAACTCCCAGACGAACTTATATCCGTTGGAAAGTTTCATGCTCTCCGTCAGGTTCATGCTTCCCCTCTTCGTATTCGCCGTGGCGTTGACATCATTGCTGGCATAGGCCACCGGCAGATTTGTTGACGGCAGATAAAGATTATCCGCCTGTTCCGTGATAGAACTTGGAAAAAGAAGGATACCTCCGATCATGTTCGGACAGATCGGAAGCAGCTCATCATTCCATGTCAGGGAATCATCATACTGGCCGCCGGCCTTATACATGACGCCCATCGGATTCACCCCCAGAATGTCGTTGACGGCGTTGGTGACCATGTTGGTCTCCGATACCGTCTCGATCACTCCCGTATTCTGGTCTTCCAGTTCTATGACCATGTTTCCTGTATATCTCTTCATAAACGCCTCCTAACTGTTGCTCCCCGGCACATCCACCGGCATAGCGAATCCGCCCACGCCCGTTCTTCCGGATTTCACATCGGAATAGAATCTCTTCACGGTCTCTTTAATCTCCCAGACATCGTTCTCAGTAAACGCTTTCACCTGAAGCCTGCCAGTCTGGGAACCGTTGCCGATCCTGAACAGATCTACATACTCTTCAATATCAATCCTGCCGTCCCATGCAGCAGATGCTCCCATACTCTGGCCGGAAATAGAAGCAATGCACATGCCGGTATCCACCGCAGCCGTGCCGCCCTCGCATCTCATATAGACATTGAAGATATTCGTATAATTCGGCACCACATTCTCAATCGGATAATACAGAAGGATCGTATGCCTTCCTGAGTGCCAGTTTTCCTGCGGATAATGCACCGGAATCATCTGGTTGTTGAACTCGAAAGAAAAGATCACATCCGCGTGACCGTCCTCCGTCCAGCTCATCGGAAGCGATACCGTTATGGTCTGCACTTCCGTATTGCCGATCACCTCCGGATGATCCGGATCTTCCGGTTCCGGTTCGTCCACCGCCACAGACGGAATCACCACATCCCCTGATGCCGTCGCGCTCTTCGTCACCTGCTCCGCCGTCACATCCACAATCACCTGTCCGAAGAACTGCGCATGGTTCGCCTCCGTCGTGGCAAACTCGATGGAAATGATCTTCGTATCCACATCCCCGACCGTAAATGATGAAGCGTTGGTAAATGTATGGATCCCGATCTTCCCCGCTTCGATCTGAGCCAGGAGTCCGGAGATGTTCTTATCATTCTTGCTCTTCGCCTGGGACAGCTTCGGATTCTTTCCCACACACTTAATCGCCTGCCTGCCACCGATCTTGATGCTGTTCGATGTGATGCAGGCAATCTTCGTCGCATCCGCCTGACCTCCGGTAAAGGAAAGAATGTCTCCCACATCCAGCGCCGGATTCCCGATCGTGTCCGAATCAAACGGAACATAGTTCACCACAGACAGGTCATTCAGGATGTTCTCGCAAAGCTGCCTTCTGGTCTCTTCCAGACCAAACTGCAGAAGCGGATTCACGCCCAGATTCATTGTCAGCCCGTCATCCGGATCCAATGCGTAATACTCCGCGATCTGCGTCCGCAGGTTCGTAGAGCTGACTGCCGTATATCTTGTGATAAAGTCCGAAAAGCTGGAAGTGAACCTGTGCTTCCTCTCAACTGTCAGCACCGACTGATCCCCATACTTCCTCAGTTCCAGCTCCCCGGCTCTGTTTATCACGAAAAAACCGCCAAGCACCTGTCCCACATAGAACAGCACATCGCGGTAAGTCTCAATGTCATTATCAGAATAGATGGACAGGTTCTCCGATCCGTTAGGCATCGCCTCAATGGCCGCCCTGTCCTGATCCAGATCCACATCACATGCTGTAGAACAAAGCACCATGAAATCATAGGCGTTACCGATGGATTCCAGAGAAGTAAACGCCCTCTCAAATCGAACCATGTAATCATACGCCTTGATCTCCAGGCACTTCGCTTTCCTGTTCGCCTCCGACACCTCATAGATTCCCATCGGAATCGTTTCATAAATGCCGTCAGCCTCAACAGCCTGGTCATAATTTGGATCCAAATCGCCGCTGCTCCTGCTGTCCGATATCTTCAGGTGATAGAACAGTTCCACCTTTGCGTCTTCCAGCGTGTACCTGTTGATCTCGGAGAAAAGCGAAATCCCCATCTCCGCTGCATACACGGTACCCAGTTCGATTTCCGTAGATCCGCAGCACTGGCTTGTGATATAACCGCTGCCTTTGACCATATCTTCTTGGTCAAAGTGGTAAACCGTCCCGGCAGTCGTAGTGATCTTACCGGTCCAGTAGTATTTTCTTGTATTCGCCTTCACCGCATTCAGGAAGGCGCTGCTCACTGGATACATAGCCGCCCTCCTTAAAATTCTTTCAGTGTGAAGGAAACCTCCCAGAGAGAACCGTATGATGTATCGCTCACCAGCTTCACCTGATACCCGTCAATGTACATCTGCGTGTTGACGATGTTCATGGTCTCCGTGTCCAGATATCCCACGGTAATGCTTGCCAGTTTCTTATACGCCGAAAACTTATTCAGCCATCTCTTCGATACCCGAAAGGTCACGCCGATCTGAACCACGCCCTCACGGACAACATCCCTCTGTGTGGTTCCTGCTTCCGTCACGCCGCCACTGTCTGCCTCTACATCCGACAGATTCACGGAATAAGAGGCAGGCTTCGGTATGTTTTCATTGTTGAAAACCAGATATTGCATATGTGCCATATTACCTGCCTCCACTTCTTAGATTCATTCTCTGCTGAGCCGTAACCACGATCTCATCAATCATGTCACCGCCGATATAAACCGGAATTACGATATCCCCTGCAGCGCCTCCGCCGGCAAGAGCCGTATTCAACGCCGTATTGATACCGGAGATCAGGTTCCCACCATTCACACCGCTGCCAGAATAACCGCCCTGAGCAGCCATCACCCTCGGAGTGATCGTCATATCCCCGGTCACGCCCTGCATTGCCTGTTCGATCATGCCCCGGCTCTTCTCAATACCCTTGGCCAGACCGCCGATAAAGTCCGGCATCCAGCTCTCATAATCCGTAAGCGGTCCTTCATCCGGCACGGAGAAATGCAGGAAGCTCCTGATCTTGTCCGCAACCGATGAAACAGCATCCCCGACCTTTCCGATCATGGACTTGATACCATTGACAATGCCGCCGATGAAATCAGCACCCCACTGGAAAGCCTGCGATGCCAGATTCTTCACGAAATTGATTGCCTTATCAAATCCGCCCTTCACCACGCCATAGATATTTCCGCAGACATTCTTGATACCGTTCAGCATCGCGTTGAAAGCATTGGAAACTGCATTCTTAATAGCGTTGGCCGCTGTCGATACCGCAGACTTGATATTGTTCCATGCTGTCGTAACCGCTGTTTTTATCACATTTACCACTGTGGTAATGACAGTCTTGATTCCGTTCCATACCGTTGTTACCACGGATTTAATCGCATTCAGCACCGTTGTGATTGCGGTCTTGATACCATTCCACGCCGTACTCAGGAAGGTGGATATCGCTGTCACCACGGTCGTAATAACAGACTTGATCCCGTTCCAGATCGTCGTGAAAAAGGTTTTTATCGCATTGAACACCGTAGTCACGGTATTCTTAATTGCGTTCCAGGCATTCGTCAGGAACGTGCTAATCGCATTCACCACAGTCGTGAAGATATTCTTGATACCTTCCCACAGACCGGAGAAGAAATCCTTTATGGCATTCCACACCGTTGTTGCCGTGGTCTTAATTGCTTCCCATGCTGCCTGGAAGAACGCTTTCAATGCCTCCCACACGGCAATGGCGATCTCTTTGATGCTCTCCCACAGGTCAATCCAGAACTGCCGGAATTCTTCGCAGTTGTTCCAAAGGTAAATAAACGCCGCCACCAAAGCAACGATAGCCGCTATGATCAGGACATACGGATTCGCCGCACATACCGCATTAAATGCTGCAAACACCCCCTTCGCCGCATTGATAACTCCTGCCAGTTTCGGAATGATTGTCATGATCGTACCGATAGCGGATATGACTTTCCCGACGATGATCAGCACTGGACCGATAGCCGCAGCCACCAAAGCGATCGTGACAATGACCTTCCTGGTTCCTTCATCCATCGAATTGAGCCAGTCCACAAACTTCTGAATCCATCCGACAATAGTTCTGATCGCAGGCATCAGCAATTCTCCGAAAGAGATTGCCAGTTCCTGCAGCTGTGATTTCAGGATTGTCAGCTGACCGGCAAGGTTATCATTCATGGTCTCAGCCATGTCCGCCGCGCACCCGTCGCAGTTATCGATTGCTGAGGAAAGCTTATTGATATCCCCTTCCCCGGCGTTCATCAACGCCAGGAATCCGGACATCGCGTTCTTTCCTACAAGCGACTCTGCCGCCTGTGCTTTCTCTGACTCAGTCAGACCCGCGAATGCTGTCCTGCAGTCAGCCAGAATATCCGACAGATCCCTCATGGATCCGTCCGCATTTGTCGTAGCAACCGTAACCTCTCCGATAGAAGATCCGCAGATCTTCACATCCCCGGACAGGTTGTTCATGATGGTTCTCAAAGCCGTTCCAGCCTGAGAACCCTTGATACCGGCATTGGCCATCAGGCCTATCGCTTCCGCCGTATCCTCCGCAGAGAATCCCAAAGCACCAGCAATCGGAGCACAATACTTGAAGGTCTCACCCATCATGGACACATTCGTATTCGCGTTACTTGAAGCCGCTGCAAGGATATCCGCAAAATGCCCGGAGTCCTTTGCTGTTAGTCCGAACGCTGTCAGGGCATCCGTTACGATATCCGAAGTGGTAGCCAGGTCTTCACCGGAAGCCGCAGCCAGGTTCATAACGCCCTCGATACCCGAAAGCATATCTTCCGTCTTCCATCCGGCCATCGCCATATAGTTCATGCCTTCTGCCGCCTCAGATGCGGAGAATTTTGTCTTGCTTCCCATCTCACGGGCTTTGTCCCTCAACGCTTCCAGGTCTTTCCCCGTCGCTCCTGACACCGCCGCAACCTTGCTCATCGCGGAATCAAAATCAGCGGCAGTTTTCACCGCCGCTGTACCAAGTCCCACAACGCCTGCCGTCACAGGAAGAAATTTCTGTCCGACATTGCTGATATTATCACCGATCGTCTTCAGCTTCTCGCCCTTAGCGGCGATATTCTGCAGAGCCGTACCCGACTGCCTTGCCTGTTCCTCCAGGGATCTCAGCCTCTGTTCAGTCTCAGCGATTTCACGCTGCAGGCCGTCATACTGATCCTGCGTGATCGCACCGTCCTTCAGCGCCTGCTCAGCCTGTTCCGCTGCCGTCTTCAAAGTCTCCAGCTTTTCCTTCGTCTCCTTAACGGCATCTCCCAGAAGTCTGTGCTTCTGAGCAAGCAGTTCCGTATTCCCCGGATCAAGTTTCAGGAGCTTATCGACATCACGCAGCTGGCTCTGGGTATTCTTTATCTCATTATTTACGCCTTTCAAGGCTGTCTGTAGTTTGGTAGTATCGCCGCCGATTTCAACGGTGATACCCTGAATCCGTCCAGCCATCTATGTCCCTCCTTCCTGATTTTGGGTAAAAGAAAACACCGATCATTTCTGACCGGCATCTCTTATTATAGATTTATAAATTTTAACATCCGGGTAGAACATACCCATTTGGGCCGAACCCATTTTTATGACCGAAAATGTGTAGAAATCATCCTCCGTATATCATCCGTTTGGTTCCATAAAACAAGTCATTATCCGATAAACAACTCAATAGATTATCAAAGATTTTTAATAAATTTCAAAGTCATCAGTCTTTACTAATCATCAATAATCGGTAACTTAAAGATGGATCTTAAAATGTTCAATCAATTTACTTTGCTGAATTACTACTACACTACCGTCGTTTGTACTTCTATTCTTAAAAGAAGTGTTTCCTAGATTTTCGTTTACCAAAATCACAGCTTTATCATCGAACGACTTATTCTGCAGATATATGCTCAATTCCTCCACATGTTTATTTGAATTAAAGCGGAAATCATCATCAATGAGAATGTAACATTTGTATTTTTTTGAATAATGTCGTTCTTTTTGACGAGACAGTTCAAACTCATTTTTTATACAATCATATTTGGCTGTGTTCTTATCGTTTGTAACAATTCGCCTGAATAGAGTCATTGCCTCTTTATAAGCTGTATTGAAATCCTCTTTGCACTGCAGATAAAATTTCACTTGCGAAGTTGCCTTGGGTTTTTGTTGTGAAATAAAAAAATAACGATCATCCTTTTTATTAAATGTTCCATGTGCCAAAGCATTTCGTAAGCCATCAATGTACTTTCTAAACAAAGGCTCTTCATTATTCTTTAGATAAATATAAAGCATTGATTTATTCAGTGCTTCCGTATCAAGGCAATCTATGCTGTTATGACACTCCTCTAGTTTTGAAAAAGATACAATTGTCTCCAGTTTATAAATATCCTTTAAAGCCAGTTTGACAAAGTCATTTGACGCTGATGAATATAGCCACGAATCGTCAAATTCTGCTGATCTTTGTGCATAACTTTCATGTGTCGAAGAATACCAAATCGTATCCCTTAATGTATTATCCCCTACAAAAGACGCTCCTTCTGAATGTCTTAATTCCGAAATAATATGATCCTCTATAAACCCCATATTGTATTCAATCCTTGCCTTTATCAAATATATATTCAGCTTGGATTATAGCAAAAAAACACAACAGACGCCTACTAATAATTGAATTTTATGTTAGAACCGATCCATATCGTCCTGAGATGCGATCTGGTCATGAGGTTCATCATCCCGTTGCATCTCCGTGTACATATCATTGATGGTTCCGATAGTCAGAAGATCCATCTCGCTGATATGTACGCCAAGCTGCACCGCTCTCAGAAGCAGGAGCGGCGTTGTCATTTCCCTGTCAGTCGCTCGAAGTTTTTTTTACTCTCCACCTGCGTCTGAACATTCAGCCCCCAGAGCTCGATGATTTCCGGAAGCACCTGATAAATGGAAAATGTCCCGAACTGATCCAGCCACTCATCCGGCGTGTCGGGTACCCCCTTCGGATCCGCGTGTTTCGCCATAATGAAGCTGATGTCCTCAAACAGTTCCAAAGAGAACGTATCCAACGCCGAAGCCTCCGGATTTTCCTGATCAACGCTTTTCTGAAGGTCATGTAAATCCTTGTAGATATCACGATGGAATCTGTTTCTGTATATTCTCGGAATGGCAGCGGAAGCCCTGAAAGTCACATCCTTGCCATCAATATTCACTGTCTTTGTAAGTGCCATTTCACTTTCCTCCAATCATAAGAATGGGCAGAGCGTAAAGCCCTGCCCGCTATAATCAACCCTGTCCGTTCTTTGTCACCGTTACGGTATAAGCCGTACTGGTGCATCCGGTCTTGCTTGCGATCACCGTCACGGTATTGGTTCCGCTCTCCCAGGTCGCGTCATTGCCGCTGGTATGAGCCGCCCCGTTTACAAGTATCGTGACCGCCGTTCCGCTTGCCGCAGTAGCCGATACAGCATCCTCATCATTCACGGTCTCAGCCGTGTAAGAAGTGCTACCGGCATCAAAAGCAGGCGTAAGCTGAAGGCTTCCGATCGTTATACCTGTAAGAACCGCCGACACCTGAGCGCTCTCCGTCTGATAGACATTGGAATACCATCCGTTGTAAACCGCGTCGGAA